CGGTTGTTCGCCTGGTTCTTCCTCTTCTAAAACATCGGCCTGGCCCTCCAACACAATTGAACGCTGTAATTCCATGATCGCCACTTCCTGCCCGCTAATCGGCAAGCCCTGAGCGATTTTTGATGTGATCGTTTCAACCAGCGTTTGGTAGGTTTCTATCGTTCTTTGCTGGGCCTGCATTTCCTTATTGTATGTATCAGCATCTTTGTTCATCGCTGACGATGTGTTTAGCACCGCTTGAGATTCCAGGCTGTCAATGAGCGCTTGTTCCTGTTCGCTCGGGCCTTCCGGCTGCTGGTTTTGGCCCAATTCTTTGGCCTCTTCTTCGGTCGGGTCAATCACGCCTTTACTAATCATTACCCTGCGAATTCGTTTGGTGAGTTCGGCACCCTCAAGTATCGGCAGGTTTTTAGCAATCAAGTCGAGCGATACTTGCTCAAACTCTTCAGAATTCGTAGCCAGGTCAATCAGTTGCTGTGCGGTTTCTTGCCGCTGCGTGTGATAAGCAGGGCCAGACTCGACTACTACCGAATACCCGCCACGGCTCAAATCGTTAACTATCACCACTTCGCCGGTCTTCCTATCCAAAACAGGTTGGCCGATAGCGTCCAACGCTTTGGCGTTGATCTCGATCTCTTCGCTCGATCCGTCAACATCCATTGATCTGATCATCTGCTGCACGTCATGCACTTTCGGGATTAGGTCAACCAGAATCTCCCCGGTGTACTCGATCGATTTACTTTGATTGTCAACGAAAACAAACGAACCGCGATCACCCATAGCCTGTTGAGCCATGATCGCTTTGCCGCTTTTTAGCTCCGGCGAATTGCCAAGTGATGCAGGCTCCAACCCTGTCGTTGCGTGGATGTCCATACCCGCTTGCTGCAATTGCTGTACCGCCGCAACCTGTACCGCAGGAGCGCCGCCCCTTTGAGGGATTCCAGGAGCTTCGGCGTCAGCGTTATAAAGCATAAACGGACTATTGGCGGTCGGAAATGCGTTAAGCTCAGCTTCATATCCAGCAGCCTGGTGTGCTGTAATCCAGATCGGGTCTTTGGGCGCTAATGCCCCTGCTTCAATGATTGAGCTGGTCAGATAGTTGTAGATTCTACTCGGGTCTTTAGCGTTTCGGACTATCCCCCGGATGTATGGCTTGCCCTCAATTGTCGTGGTTTTGCCGTAGGTAGGTATTAACGGAATGTATTTGCCCGCCCATTCTTTGCGGCCCTCTAGTATTTCTGCGCCGCTCATTTTGTAAACGACAACATTGTGTGCCTTTTGTTTGCGCCGTTTGATAACCGTAGCGCCCTGAAGTGCCAGGTCATCAATGACCGCCCCTTCTTCTTCGACATCAATAATTCGTCCGTCAGACAGTAGGGCAATCTCTTTGGTTGTTGGTTCTTTAACCCAATATTCTGCTACCCGAACAGTGTCATTGCCAAACCACGACTGGCAGGTCGTGCGGTTCAGTGTCACCTGCTTCCAATCGATAATTGAGGCATCAGGCCATCGCCGCTTGAATTCCCGGCTGTCAATTGTCGTTATTACAAAAGCAAACTTAGCATCGCGTTTGTCGTATTGCACGGCATCGGGGTCAAAAAAAAGAGATGTATCAGCACTAGAAATCGGCGCAATATTAATCTCCTGGTCGAACTTCCCCTCTGCGTAATCCGTAGTTACACGCCAACCGCCATAGCCGCCGCTGGTCATTTCGTCAAATGCGTTGTTGTAGCTATCAGCAGCGTTTGATCTGGTTTCAATCGTGCGAATAATGCCGCTTAATATTTTTGCTACCTGCTCGCTAGATTCACCAACAACAGGAATGACTTTTATTCCAGTCCGTGATTGGCGTTGATCACCGGTAACCTGGTCGATAGCTCCGGCTACTTTGTTTATTGTGTAGCGTGGCCGGTTTTCCCTGCGCTTGATCGCATCATCATCCCACTGACCATCCGGGGCATGAGCAAACAGCCGATCCTCTACAGCCAGTTCGCGCTGATTTTTGTCATAATTAGACGACGACTCGAACCGGTCGAGCGCGTCCGTCAGTATCTCTTTCGTGTTTTCGTCCATCAGAATTCGCTCGTTAGATTTAGCCTTACTCGGGTTGCTGTTGCCGTTTTATCACCCATTAACATCATTATGCTATCAGCCATGTTTGGCGATGAAATCCCCATTGCCAGCATGTCCAGCTTGCTCATTATCTGTATTTTACCAGCGGCAAGGCTTCTTTTGTTTAGCGGGATTCGGCACACCTCCGCCCTGAGCTGGTCTATTGCCTTAATGTTTGACGACAAGCTGATTAGTTCATCTGGGTCGATGTACTTGCCATGCACAACCGCCTGATAGGTTTTGTAAAACCGATCGCGTAAACGCCAATAATATTGCGCCCTTTTGTTTTTAAATATATCCCTGTTATTTTTGTTTGAATGCCGAGACTCACCCTGTACCGGCTCGTATATTCTGTCAGGGTCTTCAGGGGTTTCTGATCCTTTGAACATGATTAAATCGGTTTTCTTGCCATCGAATGCCTGGAATGTTTGCCGCTTTAACGATACACCCAAACCATCACAGTCCCATGCGTAAACGTCTGCCCGTGCCTCGATTGCTCGATCTATTGCCCAGTCACAGCCCTCGTTGACATCGCCGCTATCAAGGTCGGCAGCGTCCAGAACTACCGATCCATGACGTAAAGCATACCCTTTGCCATCCCCGCCCCTGTCGCTAGGGTCATGCGCCGCAATGATCGGCCCAACCGGGCCAAATCCCAGCTTTTTGTGTGCGTCGATTGCTGCATCAAACCAGTCAACCGGGATGATCGAATCCTTAACTTCGTCGTTATAGCCACCCAGCCAAACGTGATTGTATTCAGCCGTTGACAGGTTCTCTTTGTCGTATTGTCGCTCCTGCTCCAGGACTGCCGGGAAAAACGGATTATCGGAATAGTTGCACTTAATGATCAAGTGCATGTCGTCCTCGTAAAACCCATCTTTTAACAAGTGCTTTTCAAACGGCTTTATGAACCGCTGGCTAAACGGATCGGCTACGCTCTGCGGGTTGCCTGTCAGCCATAGTTCGGATTCTTCCTCTCTGAGCGTGGGCATAATCGCCCGGATGGATTTATAACTGGCCGTCTGCGCTTCCTCAACCCAAAACCTATTAAACCCCTGCATTGACTTAATGCCTTCAGGGTTTCTCGCCATGCCACGGAATTTAAACGCGTCCTGGTCTTTGTGCAGTATCCGGGAATTCTGAACCGTGAACCCGTCAAGCTCTAGCCTGGTCACTTCTTCTTTAAGCAGAGCATAAACCGAGTCATCAATTGAATTTTGGTACTCACGAAAGCAGGCAGTTTTGATGCCTTTTGTCTGCGCGTCCATCAGGCAGATGTCGCCAACCGTCATTGACTTTGCTGATCCCCTGCCCCCTATCACCACTTTGATACGCTTAGGCGTTTCAATCAGCGGCAACAGCTTTTCGGGGCATTGCATTTCAGGCATCAGGTTTTACTACTTTGACCGTCCATGTGTGGTCGTGGGCTATTGGCCCGCCGTCTGGTGCTGCTTGCGTGTTGTCCAGCTTATCGTGATAGCCGTGCTTGCCTAAAGCTAACTTAGTGATAGCGGCATTAAACTCGCTAGATAGACCGCCGTTAAATAGCACCAGCTCTTGTTTTTCGATTAATTTATTTAATATATCCCGAAACGACTCCTTCCCCTCTTCCTCTTTCCATCGATAAATTGTTGTTTTGGAACGGTTTATCACCATACATAGACCGACAACACTGGGCATAGCGTGGCCGTGATCTGCATAGTTTTCGATGTAGTCCTTCACGGCCGCAAGCAGCTCTTCGTTGTAAACCGTCGGCCTGCCTCCGCTCATTACGATAGCACCGTAAATCTAACAAAATCACCAGCAAAATAGCTGCCGTTATCAAACGATACCCGGCCTTGTTTGCGCCATTGCCCGGCATATTTCAGGTCGTCTTTTTTCGTTTGATACTCCACGTAGGTATAGGCTTTTAGCACCTGGTCGCCTTCTGTTGCGTCCACTGTTCCCAGCGTCACGCCGTCGTCTTCGGTTAGCGTTAGCTCGATTCCGACTTCTGGTTCTAATATCAATTCCAGCCCGGTATTTTCCAGGGCCATCACGCCCAACCCTACTCTAATCATTTTGCCTATCTCCAATACATGAGGCGCTAAAATTGGCAGCCCTGAGTCGGGTGGCACAAAAGGGGCAAAGTCAAACGCATACCCTATTCCGATAGATGGCCGCTGCGTAGCGCCTAGATTGCCTGCGTTAACTGCTCGCATAAATGGCCTGCCTACCCCGACAGCAGCCATTCGTTTTTCACGGGTGTCTAGCGCGGCCATTAGGTGGCCTTGTCTTCGGTGTAGATAGCGCCATCATCGTTCAACACCTTGCTCCAAGTTTTAGTCCCCGCTGCATTGTGCGCCTCTAGCCGATTTGTGGCTTTATTTGCAACCATCTTGTTTATGAGCATGGGGTATATAGTAGCCAGCATAGTTCTTATTGACGCTGTATTCGCTGGCGCTCCAACCCCCAATTCCGCCACCACTGTATCGAGCGCAGCGTTAACCTCAGCCAGTACAGCCGCCGCATCTAGTACCGATAGCCCACTAACATCAGCTTTACTTGCGTTTCGGCTAGCGGTGTCGGTAGCTACAGGAGCGACTACGCTTGCAACAGAACCGT